TATTGGGGCCAACTGTTCCTACATTACCCGAGGCTGGGTCTCCTGTGAGCGGTAGAGTACCGCCCCAAGCTCCACTACCCCAAGTGCCATAGCCCCATGTTAATGCCATACATTATGTTGTTGACAACCGCAGTAGTGCAGATGATGTCGAGTTTGCAGGCATTGTCAGTGTAAACGTACCCGCAGTCACGGTCTGTGAACCAAAGGTGTGAACGCTGACTGCTTTGAGGCTTTGTGTTGAGTTATAGATCAAAACAGTATCAAATGCAGTGGTCAAAGTCACAGTGGTATACACAATCGGTGATGATGGCGTCCAGTAACCCACGCCAGCCGTAACAGATGAGTTAGTCGCTGTAGGATTGGTTGCATTCGTAACTGTTACACCACCAGCGGTATATCCCGTGCCGGATACTTCTGGAACCGTGTTAACTGTCGCCGAGTACGCAGTTACACTAGCACACAGAGTTGTGCTGGAAGAAGTATTTGAAGTGGCAGTATAAAGTGCCGCCTTGAATGTATCAGCAGTATTGGCTGTGTGTGCGGGATTAGCCGAACTAAAGTTGTGCGTTGCGCTTAGGAGTTCACCTAAAAACGATGTACACATTGATTGGGAGTTTGCCATTTTATTTCCTTTATGCTAAAGAAGCTGCGAACAAATCAGAGAAGGGGGATTTCTTTAAAGTAACGTGAACTGAACGATGTACAAGCTCTCCATCTAGCCAATACTCATCCCATGTTGTGTACTCAACGTCATTGTCTAAAGAGCCTGGTCTATGCTCCAACAATGAAGTATCCATGTCGCCTTTGGTAGTCGTGATGATCATGCTATCCTCAGTATTGCGTTGGTGCTGTTAACAGCTGGGAATTGAATAGTGAATGAATTAGCGCAAGTTTTGTCTGCACCAAAATCCAATAGAAAAACTGAAGCATTGTTCTGCGTCTGATTGTAAATCAAAGCACCACGACATGTAAACGCCGCAGGAGACCATACTGCATTGGCAAATGACCAATACGCAACTGTGCCGCCTGTAGAACCAGACGTTGGAGCTTGTGTAATTGTTAGTTGTTGTCCGCCCTGCGTGTATCCCGTCCCAACTACCTCCCCAACAAGTTGGGTGGAATACACAGTAGTGGCCGCATTCAACGTGGCCAATGACGTAAACAACGCAATATAAAACGTATTGGGGCTGGTTGGCCCAAAGTTATGCACGCCCTGCGCGAGCTGGACTTTAAAGCTGGTCGTAGCCGTTTGGACTATGCTCATGTAACCGCCTCTCTAAATTGAGGCGTACGGTACGCATCTTGACGTTCCATACCATCTCCAAGACGTTTGGCCAAAGCAAGTGCTTCGACGTACTTTTGGTTATACAGCGTCATCATGTCGGTCTCACCTTTCATGAAGGTGTAAGCCTCAACCAAAGAGCCGTACAAAAGCACAGTATCAAAATTGTTTCCAAGCCAACTTGTGCCATCTGCTGTTTGTGAAATGGACACGGGATAGTAGTAATAATGAAGCTCGGAATAGTAGTTGGTATCCGGTGTTGGCCCCATGATGACTGTTAAATTGGTTGTTACCACGCCTGATGTAACAGTTGGGCCGAACAATGCGTAGTATTGTGGTGTGCCGTAAGCAATGGGGTTGCTGTAAACTTCACGAATAAAGTTAACGTCTTTGTTGAGTAAAAACGAATAGTTGCCTTGGAATGTTACTGTGCCAGATACTGTGGCCGTATTTGGTAAATTTAAAGTAATAACAAGTCCATTAAGGCTAACAACAATGGCTCCTGACGCAATACCTGTCCCAGAAGCAATCTGTCCCGGGATAATGTTTGAACTGGATCCAACCGTGATGGTATATGCACCCGTTGTTCCTGTGGCTGTTGTTGAAGCATTTTCATAAATAGCCAGTGAATACGGGGCTAAAAAGTCAGGGGGTAAAGCCAAGTATTGGTTGTATGGCGTAATTGACCCTACCACATTTTTACGCAATGATGGGAACTGTACTGAGTTAAAAATGCGTTGCTCAGCTTGCTCAACAAACGTAGGAATATCCGCTACGAAAGTAGTTTCGTAGTTCTGCGTGTAGTCCTGTATCAGTTGTTTAAGCTGAATGTAGTTCATGCCATCGGGCCTCTGGCCATTACGCCTTTAGTAGCCGCGCCTGTACCACGAATCTTGATACCTTCAGTCTCAACGCGGTCATCCATTGTGATGGACACGCCCATGAGTGGTACCCAGTTCTTTTTCTTTTGGAACTCTGGCTCTGTGCCCGCATCTTTGGGGCCAACAGCTTTGCCTTCCATTGTGTGGGGCTTTGCGTACTCAGACGCAGGACGATTGTTTTTAGCCATTTTGGCAGACTCTTTTTTATCCATGAATTTAACTTTAAATTCTTTATCTCCGCGTTTTTCGGCAGCCTTTAATGCTGCTACTGCACTTGGATAGTTTTTCATTTAACCACCTCTTTGGTTATGAGCACGGGCCATGTTACGTCCAACAGCACGCATATCTTTACCTGTAGGGCCACCCTTTTTCAACTTGGACAAGTTGGTTTTCTTCCCAGGGTGCTCTTGCTTATCATGCATCGAAAAAGCCTTTTTAATGAGCTTTTTGTCTTCTTTGATATCGTCGTGTTTCATTCTAAACTCCTACGTTGTGACTATCGTAACTGTACCAATTTGCACCTGTAGAAGCAAATCATTTTGAGTCAAAGGGACATCAAAAGTACTTGCTCCACCCACTGGATTCCATCCCCATTGGAAAATCCTGCTACCCTCACCTATACTGCCATCAGCAAGCTGCCCAGAAGCGTAGTAACTAAGGTCTGGCCTTGGGTCTCTAACGCCTTGTGGGTCATCTACAGGGTACATTCCAAGTTGTAGCTGGGGTTGATCTGGGTCCCAACAAGTTGGACACACCAACAAGTTGTAAACCTTGGTCTTTATGATCTCTTTTCTGAGTTCTGTGAGCTTAAACCTGAATCCGCACCGATCACACTCGGCAATCGAGTTCTTGCCAGAGGAAAATCGGTTGCCCATTATGAATAACCCCCACCAATGTACATTCTACGAGGCACAAACCTTACCGCAGCCTTCTCATGGTCTTCTCCAGCGGCCAATTCCCAGGCTTCGTCGTACTGAGCCTTCAAAACTTGCAGTCTTTCAAGCGCACCTGGCACTTTTAAAGCCATATAGTAGGACAAACCAGCCACTAAACAAGGAACAAACCTAAAAGGCACGTCTGGAATGTTAGTTCCACCGCCGGCATCTTGCATTCTGCGCATTCTCCAGTACACAAGCTGGTATGTATTGGCGCCATCAGGGGTTGGCCACACGGTTACACTGTTCTTTTGACTCAAAAGTACTGCAATACCTGCAATATGACTAGCCGCAGTGGTGTTTCCTTGCCCTCTAGTACAGTTTAAGATGTAAGCTGGGTTGCCGTTGGCCGCGGCTTGGAGTTCGTTGTACCCAATTAGCTCATTATCAAGAGTAATAAACCCTGCATTTGGCAATCCGGCCAGTGTGCTAACGGCTATCTGGGTGTCACTAGTGCCAACAGCGGAATAAACAGTCACTCCTGTGGGCTGCGTATTGGCTGTCAAACGTTGAATCCACAACTGGATAGGGCGTCCTTGTATCAACTTGTTGGGGATCGTCGCATAAGTAGACACACTGATGCGCGTAATCGTTAAATCGGCCTGATTACTGGGTTGATTTTGTTGTGTCCTGATAACGTGTTCAAGTAAATCTACAGTATCGTCTGGCAAAACGTATGTTGGCTGGCCTTGGACCAAGGTAATGACGTCTTGTTCAAACGTCCACATGTTAATGCCGCGATTTGCCCAGTCTGCAAACAGCAAATTCATCGACCGGCGTGCTGTTTTAATATCATATCCAGTGCGAGATTCACCACCACAACGCTCAAAAGCCTCCTCGACTAATTCGGGAAGCTGTAGATTAAACGCCGCTACACCAGATGTTTGTGACATTATTTAGCCGCTCTCACGTTGTCAACCAAATTTGGATATGGCCGACCTGCTTTTTTAGCCATAGCTTTAGCTGCGGCTTTTTTGGATGGCGTTAGTTTCTTGGGTTTGCCTAAACCTTTTGGTCTTGGCTTATCCCAGACTTCGCCGCCCTTTTTATAGACTGATACATCGTTCGGATTATCCTTGCGATGTATTGTCTTTTTGCCGGGCATTTTGGATGGGTTAATATCACCCATACCGCGGCTGGCCATCATTTTTTGTGCATCCCGCCGCCACACATCACAATCGTACCTTTGGTATGACCGCGTTCAGCGCAACCATCAGCACGACTATGTGCAGATCCACCTTTACTCATGCCACCAGGCCGACGTGCAGCCATCAATGGATTCATAGGCATACGACCTGCCATAGGCGATCTGGGACGCATTGGAGCAGCCGCAGGCGCCATTTGATTCATCATCATTGGATTCATTGGCATGACAGTCTCCTTATTTGGATTCTTGGTGCTTATGCATGTGCTCTACAACTTCATGATGCTTGTGGTGTCCAGCAGCATGCTCACCATAATGGTGATGATGATGCTTGTGACCATTGACTTCATGCTCTTTCATGTGATGAACATGGTGTTTAGTCTCATGATGGTGCTCATGACCAGCAGGATGAATGTGCTCGTGATGTTCTGGGTGATGATGTTTCATGGTTTTCTCACTTCTTGTGATGGGTTTTGCCGCCGCGTTTCATGGCTGGGCCTTTGACGTTATACAAAGGACCGTCACCAATAGTGTTGCCCTTCATTTTCTCTTGCAATGCACGGGTATGTCCACGCTCTTGAACCTTGTGTTCACCGTGGGCTTTGATTCCGCCTTCTTTGACTTTAGCCATCTTGGCAGTAGTCATCCCTTTTTTCTCGTCATCGCCGTGCATGCCAGTAGTCATCCCACCAGATGCCATCTTCTTGACGTGACCGCCATGTTTCATCGCTTCTTTCAAGTGATGATGTGCCATGTGCATATGATGTTCGTGCATTTCGTTCTTCATATCTCCACCTTTTGAAAAATGTTTGCCTTTATCGGCGTTGCTAAAATCTTGTCCCACAGTTTGTGGAACCCCTACCTTCTTTGCAAACGCCTTGTTATGGGCAATTGCTTCCATAAACTTGTGTTGTTTTGCGCTATGACTTGGCATATTAAACAATCCTACCTTTTGTATGTCCTCTAATAGCACAACCGTCAGCGCATTTCCAAGCCCGAAGACTCTTGTTAATCCGACTGTTTGGGTCTTTGGCAACCTCTGGAGAAGTTAACTTCTTCTTGGCTCCTCCCATTCTTGCGCAGAAAGACTTCTTCCTTGATCCGCCCTCGGGTTGGGGAGGCTTTAAATTCATCCCCTCCTTCTTTGCGGATGCCCGACCCTTGGCGTTTAGCCCGCCGTTCTTGTTCTTCCCTTCCGCTCTTTGCCATGCTGGAGTTGCCATGATTAGGAATCCGCTATGAGTACGCCACCAATGTTTATGCCAACTGTTGCGGCCGTTGTTGCACTGGGTGCAATTTGCCACTGAACATCTGTTCCAGCTGGATAAGCAAAAGGAAATGTGCGTTGTATGTTGTACTGCTGAACAAAAGGAGATTGCAAAACAATCCTACGAACAAATGTCGCAGAAGAATTCAATATTGATGGATATGATGCAACCGCCCTATAAGTCGTGTAGTTTGCTGTGTTACCAGTAAACGAACTATTGGCAGTAAATCTAGTCAATTGCAACGTGTTGTTTGCAGGAACTGTATACACGGCCATTTGTGATGTGCCATTGCTTACTGTTGAACCATTGAACGTAGAAGTGTTGATTTGCGCATACTCAACAGCACCAGATGTTGCAGCTTGGTTTTGCAAAGTAATCTGGCCAGTAGGTTGAACTGTACTAGCCAATGCAACAGAAATGTTGTTGATCCTAAGATACGATTTAGTTGTGGCTACGCCAGTACCCGCCGTACCACCTAAAGCAACAATCTCGGAAATCGGACTGTAGTTTGCATCTAATCCAACCACTTGAATCAGTGCGCCTGCATCACCTGCACCAACGGTACTGGCCACATACATGACTGCGGCAGTTGCTGGGAATACATAATTGGTTGTAGGAGCGTTCTCCCACATAGTTACAAATACACCAGCCGTTGTGCCAGTTGTACCATAACCAAATATGTTTAAAGGCGTATGACCTGCAATTTGACCACGGGTTACCTGTAGATCAAAAGGTTCGTATTTTGCTTGACGAGAAATGGAATTGTTGCCGTCATTTCTGCCGGGTATTCCATTTGGACTTTGTACTGCCATGATTAATCTCCTTAATTAAAGACGGGGGCCGAAGCCCCCAGAAGATCAGTCAAAGTTACCGTAGGGGTAAGTTGTTGAGTTGCCGATGTTCAAGTCAGCCTGTGTATACCTGATGGTGATAT